TTTTTTTATTATAACGATTGATTTGGTCTAATAACATTTGACAAGAGGGGCAATAGTTACTATAAAATAATATCATTCTTGATAGGATATCGGATTTTACTGTATGTATTTTAAACGCAATCTTTATATAAGTGCTTAAAAATTTGAAATATATTTTTATTATACATTCAAAGAATAGAATGAATACCTTTAGCTTTCAAAAGATTTCAAAAGCTCTTATTAAAAAAGAGCAAGATGTTATAAAAGCTTCGAATCGCTATCAATTTGAAATTCATAATATGGACTTGGCGATTGTTAATGGTATACGTCGTGTAATTCTATCTGAAATTCCTACTTTGGGTTTTATGGGAGAAAATGAGGTTAGTGTAAAAATTCTAAAAAATAATGGACCTCTACATAATGAAATTATGATTCATCGCATTGGAATGATTCCGATTTATTTTAGTGAAGAAGAGACTGAAGCATTTATTGAAAATGAATATGAGTTTTCACTTAATGTAAAAAATACATCTACTGGTCTACTTAATGTGACAACTCGCGATATCAAAGGTAAACGTAATAATGTAGATATTACAGAAAAAGAGATTGGACGATTGTTTCCTGTAAATTCAATTACAAAACAACCAATTTTAATTACACGTCTTCGTCAAGGCGAAGAGCTTTCATTTATTGCAACTGTAGTTAAAGAGCTAGCAAACGTTCATGCTGCTTTTGCTCCCGTATCCTTGTGTAATTTCTTTTATATCCAAGATGATGCTAAGAATAAAGATGAAAAGGATATTTTGCAAAGAGAACGTAACTATCTTGTAAATGAATACGGGGATGCAGTTGCCATTCAATTTAATATTGAGTCAGAGTTGGGGTTGTCAGCAAAATATTTGGTTGCAAAAGCAATTGAAATTCTAAAAACAAAAACAGAAACTATCGACCATGAAATTGAAAATACAAATTCAACAAAAGTTAAGTTTGAAAAACATACTGAAATGGAAGATACATACGACCTTCACATTTTTCACGAAACAGATACATTTGGTAATCTATTTCAATCATTGATTTATTCATACTATATCCGTAATAAACTATCTATTCTAGATGATAAATTTAATATGACATATATTGGATATTATGCACCACATCCTTTGGACCCAAAAATTATAATTCGTATGACTCTAAAAAACAGCGAAGGTATTTCACCATCAGAAGAAGAGGGTAAAAAAGCATATCGCCAATGTATGCTATATCTTCACCAAGTATTGAAAGAAGTATATGAAGCATGGATCCGTTTTGATTGAATATTTCTCTCTAAACATCATTAGAGGAATCACCCATGTCATCATCGGTTATTTATATTGATGAAGAGTTACCTGAACTTTCTATACGTGAATACGTTTTAGGTAGTGAAGAAAATGAGATGGAAGATAAAAAAGTAGGTATAAACGTCCATTCGTATGAAGAAATAATGGAACAATTACTTTTATTATTACAAAAACTTAAAGGAGATATATCAATTCCATTAAGAAGAAAAGCAGAAGGTATTATTGATATTCATAAAGATGTCATAAAGAGTAAACCTTTTATTTTATCTCATTCTATAGTTCCTCAAGTAACAATTGAACGTAAAAATGTTAGTGATACTGAAGGTGAATTTTTTGAAAAATATGATGAAATACGAAAGATTGAAAATTATGATATTCGTAAAGATGAATTTCATAAATTATATTTTACTTATGAAACAACTGATGGAATAACAGAACCTCAATGGAAACCTGAATATGAATCACATACTATAGAATTACAAACAGAAGATAAAGCACGATTGTTATCAAAAGACAATATATCTGGTAAAGTGACAGGTTTAAAAATTTATAAAGGTATTTCTTCTGACGCAAGTGATTTTAATTATTTAAATTTAAGTGATAAAATCACTACAAAACTGAAATCATGGAAAGATATAATGGTTGAGACTGATAATTTAGAAGAGTTTGTAAAAAACATGATTCATCAAGAATGGAAAGATTCCTTTAAATGGAATAAAGAAATAACTGATTTATATGAATCATGGAAACAATTTTTGTTATATGGTATTGATATGAAAAATTTTACTGTAGAACAATGGACTGAATGGATAGAACATTTAGAAACATTAAAACAGAAAGATAATGAGATTTTTGAGTTTTTAAAACCTTTAGAATATGTGCCTTATCATTTAAACCTTCAAGATCATGGAGGCTATACATTTTATTTAATTCATAAAGAATTAATACAAAAATTATTACCAGTTATTGGCTTATTACAAGAAAGTTTATTAAATTTATATAGACTATTTTTAGAATCTACACCTCATGTATCAATTGATACGACTGGGTTACCTAAAACACTATATGAATTATCTATGTCTATTTACGAACAATCAGCAGATATCTCTCAAGTAATTGATTTACTAAAGGCAGCCTTATTAAAAGAACGTTTAAACGAACTTGAGAAATGGATGCATACAGTACAACAATGGAATCCTGAAAAAATGCAAATAAAAATAGAATCAGAATTGAAAAAATATGAACGTACTAAGTTATCAATCTATGATGAAAAACATCTCCCTTTAATTTCATTAACTGCTGAATTAAAACAGATTAAAAAAGGTAGTGTTATTACTACCGATATTAATGAAGACGAGCATCGTGCTGATGAAATGTTTGAATCGATTGAAGAATTTATAATAGAAGATGATAATCCAAATGAGATTAATATTCAAGTTTATGAAGATGCATTACCATTTAATATAGATTCTTATGATGAAAGTCAAAAAGAGTTATTAAAAGTTACACTTCGTATGATAGATGAAATACAACGAGCATCAGGATTACCCTTAAATATTGAAGATATTCATAAAAAACTACCATATATGCCAAGAACCTCTAAATTAACTCAATTACAAGAAAAATTACCAGAACAAAAAGAAGAATTTTTAAAGACATTAACACGATTTGAGTTAGTAGATATAAATTCATTTATAGAAGCAACAGTTGAACCTGCATATTATGCTTCTATAAAACAGGCTCTTGAAAAAGTAAAAACAGATTTTTATAAAGATATTTTTAATTATATATCTTATTTTATAGCTACATGGATTATTGATTTACAACAAAGTGTATTGAATCATTCTTTAAATTTTGAATTATGGAAAGGTTCAGTAAATTGTATTCAAGTATGGTCTCCTTATGGAATGCCAATGGAAGGATTAAAAATGAAAAAAGAGGGAATTGTACCTTATCTATTATGTATCTTATATGATTTAACTTTTACAGATGGAAGTATTTGGAATAAATACGGATTAACCTTTACAAAAGATGATTTTACTGATAAATGGTTTAATTTATATGAAAATGAATTAAATGTTTCTGTAAAAGCGCTTCAAGAAGGGTTTAAAACATTTGAAAAAGATATTATTCATCGTAATTTATTAGATAAAGGTGAAAAGATTAAATTTAAGATTATTGAAACTGTAGAACAACGCAATAAAAACCGTTATTTAATTGATTATATGCACTTTTTACAAAATTTACCATCTGTACTAATTCAATCAAGTATTGCTAAAAAAATACACATTGGATGTTGTTTACAAAATTTAAGTGAAAAATACCGTTCTGACTATGATTGGGCTCTTCTTGTTAAAGAAGCCTATCGCATTAAAAAATTATATGCAACACAACGTTTTGGTACAGATAAACGCCCTACATTAACTAAAGTATTAAGAGATTTAGAGCCCTTGGAGAAAACCCTTTTTGAATTACCGTATGAATATATATCTTATAAAATTGCATCATTCCAAAAAATAAATGAATGGTTTGAATTCGTACAACCATATACTCCAATTAATGATTATGCTGCGATGGTTTCTGGTATACGTAATCTAACTCCTATTATACAAAAATATATAACAGTTTTTATTCATACCATCGGATTAAATATACGTGATTTTGATAATTTACTAACAGAAAAATTATCATTACAAGATTTAATTCAATTATACCGTAAGATTTTACAAGTTCAATATGTATTAATACAGGCAGATAATGATAATAAGGAATATTTAAATAATGAATGGATACAATTAAATGGATTAAGAGAATATATATTATCACTTGATGGTTATTTTAATGAAATACAAGAACAGAATGCAAAACGTTTTATTGAATATTTTATTGCAAGACAATTATGTTTCCCTTCAAAACCTGAATATGCAATTAATGACACGTTAATTTTAATTGATATTAATGTAGCAGCAGATTTAACTAAAAATTTTATTACAAAAGTTTATAAAGAGATTGATGTATGGATACAAATTAAACTTTATCAGAGACGAGCTGATTTTGCTGAATATATTGCAAAACAAAGAGAACAAGAGAATCTTCAAAAATTACAACTAATTGATATGATGAATCCAGAAGAGCGTAAACTATATGTAGATGCTAAAAAATTAGGTTTAGAAGAACTAAAAGAATATTTAGAAAAATTCAAAGAACGTGAATATGAAGAAAATCAATATGAGGAGATTGATGATATATATGAACGCTCTGGTGAAGAAGAATTTTATGCAAAAAGAGGTGAAAATGATGATGAAGATAACCCCGATAATATTTATGATGATGAATATTAAACTACATAAATGCGTTTTTTATTTTTTGTACTTCATTTGATGTTAATTCAGTAAGTGTTTTCGTGCTATATTCTGGTGTGGAAACATTTTCTAATCTAGAAGAGAATGAAGGACCAGTAAATTCAGCAGGCGATAGATTGATATTTGTATTTAATGCATCGTTTGTTTGTAGCGGAAAAAGAGCAATTTGGTCTTCAGGTATAACTCCTTTTATTTTTGCATCTAAAATGTTAATATTCCATCCTTTATTTTTTTCAACAAGTATAATAAATTCTACATTTTTTCCATGATATTTAGCTTCACGATAAAGGATAGTATCTATATAGAGAATATAATGATCGGGTATTGTTTTATGAATTTGATAGGATATAAGTTTATCATGTACCATTTGAATTGGGTTAATAATTTGTAAACTACCATCTGGTAAATCAAAATGTACTGATTCTTTAAGTTTAGCTTGAATATAGTCTACCGCTGCAATATAACTATTTTCAATATTAGGGTCTAATACTCGGTTTAGTGGCTGTTCCTCTGTATAATCTTGTTTAATTAAGCAAGTTTTATTTAAATTAAATGTACGATTAAGAGCATCTTGATACAAATTATTCTCTAATTCATAATTAAAAGCTTTTTTATATTTAAAATTTAAATCCTGAATGAGTGAATTATAAACAGGATGACGGTCTCTAATATCAACACTATCATTGTTATATTTAAGAGTGACATTATAAGCGGGATAAGAGTCTTCAAAACGTTCTATCTGTTTATATATGTATAGTCCAATGAAAATAATAATTAATAAAACTAATATCCAATAATTCCAATATTTTAAAAACATGGTACTTCTATAATAATGGATCTAAATTAAAATAGTGGTAGGTAAATTATAATTTGTTCTTTCTTCAGTATCATTTGGAAATGCATAGTCTGCTGATTTTAGGTTACTATTTTTTAATTTAACCATTCTATCTTGGTCTTCACAACAGCTTTTATCTTTTGGATTTTTACATTGATAACAAAACGGTTGATATGGTTCCATATCATAAGCTTTTGTATATCCGATTCTTAATATACCAATTGGCATTTCACATGTACCATCTTTCAAACACTTACCACGTGTATTTGGATAATTTTGATTTGCTTTAAAATAAGGACATTCTGTATCCGAAGTACATTGTTTATCAAAGATTGTTGGTCGACTTTTAGGTTCACCAAATCTATCATATGGTGATTCACATGCTAATTTAGAAGTAATTGAATCATCACCTAAACACTTATAAGAAGTATCATTAAACTCTTTGGAGAATTGTATACGAGTAATAAAGGTTTCCATTTTAGAAGGATTCTTTAGATTTACCTGTATGAGTTGTGTAGATAATAGTAATGGTATTTTAGTAGTGCTACTAATCTTATTATTACTACCGAAAACGTCATCAATTGATACATTTTCTAAAGTAATATCTGGATATGTAATACGAATTCTATCAGTATCAATATTTTTAGATTCTAATAAATATAAGTAGTGTGTAGCTAATATTTTTGCCATAGGGGAATTTGGAATTACATAAATAACTATTAAATCAACCTTATCAAATACAGCTTCTAAATTGTCTAAATCTTTAAGATATAACTCTATATATTTACTATATGTACGATATCCATAAACAACAGCATCTATTAAATTCTTTTCAATACGGTCAAAATAACCTATTTTTTTACCTTCCCATTCATAGCCACATTTAAAGTTATTTTTCTTATTTGGGGAAGTAAATACACAAAAGTACCCTTTTGGTAAGATTGTAGAAGTGAATTTTTTTCCATAAGCAGCAAAATCTTTTGAATCAACTACTATAGCATCGGGATTATTATAGAGTTCTAACCTTTGACGATTAAGCAATTTAAATATTACATAATCCCAGCCTTTATTTGGTAAACTTATTAGGTTACCATTCATAACATTTTCTAAATTTAATCGTTGAGATGTTAATATATTTAAAGTTCCTTGAAAGTCCTCTATATGACATCCATAAAGTATAGAGAAACCAAATAATAAAAACAATAAAATTATTAATTTTATCATATAAAAACCTCTAATAAAGGATTAGATTTTAGCTCTTGTTTGAGATATATTTAGTTTAGTACTGCAAAATCTACTTCTAGATTCTGTACATAATTTGTTTTTTCACTTCTAGATTTCCATACAATAATTAGTGCACGAAGTTTATTTAGAACATTCTCCTTACCATATTCATTAATTGCTTTTTCTAGAGACAGAAGACGACGAGATGTGTTTAGTGAAGCTAGTAGATATCCATGCTTGCTGAGTTTTACATTAGTTGTAGCTAGATAGTTCTGTGCGTCTGTTAGCGTCATATGTGTAGTGTTTTTAGTAGTTAGTTTAGTAGAGTTTCTAGTATTGGTAATATTTAGTTCAGTATTTTTAATTTTATCGAGAAGTGAACGATAAACTTGTGTTTCACGATGAATGTTATCATAGCATAGTTCTAGGTCTTGCATGATTGTATTAGATAGCTGCATTTTTAACAAACTATAAATTTGTCACAAATTCAATTTTTATTCTCACAAAGAGTTAAGGTAAGAAGCAATCATGTTCTTTAATCGTTGGCAAATAGCAATAATTGTTTATATTTTAATAATTGGAATGTTTATAATATTAAAACCTGCATTAATGTTTACAGTAGATGGTCGCGTTAAACAATGGAGTTCTGAAAATACAGAAGAGTCCAGTGTATTTTCACCGATGATAGTGTTTCCAATGTTAGGATTTTTAAGTTATTATTTAGGAATATGGTTAGAGCTATTATTTAACGAATAATGGAATCTTTATTTGAAGTAAATACTTTAACAGATTTTGTTGGAAATAAATTAATATTTGAAACTATATATGATTATTTTAAAAATATAAAAGATAAAGATAAATTATTATTGATTGGACCATCTGGAATTGGTAAAACTAAATATATAGAATTATTATGTAAAGAATTTGATTATGAATGTTTGAAAATAGATAGTTCTTGTTGTGAAAACTCTAAGGATTTTTTAGATAGATTAGAAAAACTACATCAATGGAAAGATATCACTCAAATGTTCATTGAAACGCCTAAAAAACGTATTTTAGTATTGGATGAATTAGAATCTTTAATTAAAGTCGATAGAAATATACCTTCTATATTATTAAAATTTTGGAGTCGAATAGACAACCATTTACCATGTATATTAATAGGTCAATATGAAGCGGATAAAAAGATAAGTGAATTAAGAAAAGCATGTCAAGTATTATATTTACAATCAATTCAAGATAGTGATATGTTTCTTTATTTGAAACGAAAATTGCCAAAAAACAAAATTAAATTATCTGATTTAATGAAAATTGCAGAAGAGTCTGATGGTAGTATATATGCAGCAATTGAATCTATAAATACATATTTGAAAACAAAAAAAACTATTATTAAATATGGGAAAGATAAATCATTAGATATGAATCATATATTTCAGTATACAAACTATGATAATATATATCAAGTATTAAATGAAGATACATGGATAAATCCATTAAAAGTATTAGAGAATGCTCCAAAGTGTTATTCAAAGCGGACTTATACTCAATTTATGAAATTATATATGACCTATGAGGAATGGATATCAAAAGAATCGATTAATGATAATATACCAATAGGGTTTTTATCATACTTTATATTATATAATAACGTACAACATCCCACAAAGAAAAAGATTGATATACAATTTACAAAAATATTAAGTTATATTTCTACACAAAAAAAATTACAAAGGTCACTTTATGAAAAACTTCCAAATAATTTACCAATAAATGAAATAGGTTTTTATTGGGTGCATCAATTTCTCCAAGCAACAAAATTTTCTGTTAATACAATAATAGAGAATGGCTGACGCAGAACAAACAGTTTCAAACGTAACTGAATCAGTTGGTGAAAAAGCTGCTGAAACAGTATCTAATATTACTGAAAAAGTATCTAATGTTGCAGGAAATGTTTCTGAAAGAGTTTCTTCAACAGTCGAAGGTGTAAAGGAATTTAGTGGTAAATATGGTGTTAGTGTATTTGTGACTATAATTATTGCAGCTGCGCTTTTTTTCACTGCATATCTACTATATAACTATTTATCTAGTGTTCTTGCAAATAAAATTATGTGGGTTGTACCTGAAACAACCGTTCCGATTTTAGGAACTAATTATGCCAAGGCTTCTGGTGATGGTATTCCAACTACATTAAATGGTAAACGTTCAACATTTATGTTTTGGGTCTATATCAATGATATTAGTAAATATCAAGGAACATATCGTCATATTTTACATCGTGGAGATGAAGACCCAACAGGAGCATCGCCATTGGTAATGTTAGATAAAACCACTAATAAAATATATATACGTTTCGCAGGAACAACTGGTGATAATACAACAACAATGAAATGGGATAATATAATTACATATAGAAAATACACAAAAGGTTGTACCTTCGTAGCATCTAATAAAAAATCTTGTACTACTGGGACAGATGTAGACCAAACCGCAGCTGATATTCAAAGCGCAGCCGCTGCCAACATTTCAGATAAAGATGCTATTAAATCTGATATGGCAACACATGGTATAATTGTAGACTATATACCATTACAACGATGGGTACATATTTCGGTTGTTGTTAATGAAGCTGTAAATCGCGGGGATATGTATTTATATATGGATGGTGAACTAATAAAGACTATCTCTTCATCAGAAGCAGAAACATTATCAGATGGTTCCAAAATTAATTATAATTTCCAAAACCTAAATTTAACTAAACGTGGAGATATTTGGGTTGGTGGTTCTTCTACAGGCGAGGCAGGCCAAGGTTTTTCTGGTTTAACCGCAAAAGTTGCATTTGCAAACTATGATATGAATGCAAGTGAAATTTATAAAGAATATCTCAAAGGACCAGTAGATAATTTAACAAGCAAATTAGGTTTACCTGCATACGGTTTACGTTCTCCCGTTTACCGTATTGGTTAATTTGTTGATTGATTAAATGATTTATACAATTGATATTCTATCATTTGGCGATTCGGAAATTCATAAGTTAAAAATTCATAACCATATAAACTGATATCATTATTATTTTTATTTATATTATTTATAATTAATAAATTAAAAAAATTCATTAAACTAATTACTTTTAGTTCATCTGCAGATATTTTATGAATATCTAACGGTTGAATACTTGTAGATGTTATACTATTACAATAACAATCATTCATTATTCGATTTATCATTTTTTTATGACTTTTTTGTTGATAATCAAGATAGTTCTTAAAATTAATAGCATGACTGTTTTCAATAAATAATAATAATGATGTTTTAGAACAATTAGGGTCAAAGTTATTCATTAAGTTTTCACGGTGAACTCCATAAATGGTGCCACGACTTTTTAAAGCATATAAATATTTATGGTGTAGATATTTAGGATTACTGGGTAAGATTTTATATTTAATCATCTATTTAAAGTTTTTATATTGTTTTTTCTTAATATATGATAAGTGTAAAACATGTTACAAGTATTATTAGCAATAACTTTAGTTGTTCTATTTTTTATTATTGGTTTCGCAATTTATAATTATGAGTATTTAAATGCACTAAGAAAAACAGGTGTTATTAGAGCTAGTATTCCAATTTTTAGTGGTATTAAAGATTTTTATACTATATCCGACGAAGTTTATAATACTTTTGATAAAACTAATGGTTCTTACCGCCCAATAAATGAAACCCCGTCTTTTAATCAAAAGGCTGGTGCAGAGTACAGTTATAATTTTTGGCTATATAAGGACTTAAGTGAGTTTACAAACTGTATAAAATCATCAACAACATACGCCGATGTTGGTTTTACATTACAGACAGATAATGTAAATACTCCAACAGTAAATTCATTATCAACAAACAGAGATGGTGGAGAACAAACAATCCTATTCTTAAAAGGTGACAAAGAACCTATTAACTATAAAAATATTTGTGGAAAAACGAAAAAAGATATTATGATTAAGAGTCCTTTAGTTAAATTAGAACAATGTGGTAAAAATTTAACTGTTGAATTTAATACAATTTCGAATACAGATAGTGTTTCAGAAAATTCACCGGATGTATGTGGAGCAGAAAATAAATCATGGGCTATGTCAAACTCTCATAAAATAACATTATCAGGTTTTGATAAACCTAAATTTGATAAAAAATGGATGATGATTACTATAATTATACAAGACACATATCCATCAGACCCATATCCATTAAGAAATAAAATTAGATGTCGTATTTATGTAAATGGTCTTTTAGAATTAGATAGATATGTTGATAATAAAATTAATACAACAACATATTCAAATGAAGATCCATCTATATTAAAATTAAATGACGGCCATATACATATTGCTCCTCGGATAACAGTAACTAACGGTGGTAATACATATAAAACTTACAAACCTAATAAAGATAAAAAATTAATGATGGCTGATCTAGTATATTATAATTATGCTTTAGATGCTAGTGATATTGATACATTATTTGCATCTGAATTTACACAATCAATGGCCGCTCCACCTGGAGGTGAAGTTTTATCAGATATTGCTATTTATGAAAAAGCACCTAAACCTACTAAAAAAGAATTTATCGGTTGATTAGTCTTACCTCATATATACCAGATTTTTTTGAAGTATATAATTTACATAGATTCGGAAAATGATTTAATAAATATTGACATGATATTTTAGATGATTCCATTCGATTATCAGGTCGTGATTGCATACCACCTAATGTTTTATAATAACTTGTTTTTGGAACAATACGATTAAAACGTATTACTTTACCATATTTTGTATAATATCTTAATGTTCTTTCAAAGTCTTCTTTTTCTTCTAATTCTAATTGTAAATCTTGAGAATGTTCATTAATACATCCCCAGACAGCACCAACACAAAATCGTAAATCAGTTGTGATTTCAGGCAAGTCTTTCATAAAATAACCATTTTTAACAGGATAAATCCCAAATAGTTTAGATTGATTTTTAATCATTTCATTGTAGGCATTAGTTATAAATTTATTAAATAGTTCTATTGTGATAGAAAATAAAGGATATCGTTTTGATGATTTCTTATCTAAAATGGTAGTATCTTCTGTCATAATCAATAAATCATCTATATCATCATCAAAGTGTAAAATATAGCTACTTTCAGGAAAATAGTTTTGAATAAAGTTTCTCATATTATGTAATCCTAGAGGACCTGTGATAATGTTAATATCTTTATAAATTTTTAATGCTTCTTTATATAATAAACTTTCATCCTCAACAATAAAAATATATATCATATTAGTCTGAACTTGTAATCGAAGTAAAAGTGGTAGAGTTTTTAAAATAAAACAAGAATGCCTTTTATAAGATGGAATAGCAAAAAAGGGCATTTTATTTGTAGCTACAAATTAAAAATCTAAATTTAAACATTCTTTCATAAGTAGAGTACAGAAAAACATGCCAGGAGGTGTTATGCAACTTGTCGCCGTAGCCGCCCAAGATCAATTTATTACAGGATCTCCTGAAATGAGTTATTTTAAACAGGTGTATCGCCGTCATACAAATTTTTCTATGGAAAGCGTAAGACAAACTTTTTTAACAAAACCAACTTTAGATATATCTAACAATGTATTTACATGTCGTATAAATCGTGTAGCTGATTTATTACAAGAGGTCTATTTATCTTTTCAATTACCAAATATTTATTCTAGTGATAAATTTCGTTTTCGTTGGATACAAAATATAGCTCAATATATGATATACAATTGTAGTGTACGTATTGATACTCAATTAATAGACCAATTATGGGGAGAATGGATGGATATTTGGAATGAATTAACACTAACAAACGACCAACGTGATAGTTATAATAAAATGACTGGTAATGTTTCTGAATTTGTAAATCCAACTAGTTTGAATCCGTATGTTGTAATTGATAATAATAATATTACATACGCTTCTTACCCAGAAGGTTTTTCAGCTGCATCACCATCGATTAAAGGACGTAGATTTTATTTACCAATCCCATTTTGGTTTACAAAAAATCCAGGATTAGCATTACCATTAATTGCTTTACAATATCAAGCTATAGATATAACTTTTGAATTTAGAGGAAAAGAGGAATTATATCAAATATATGATTCAGATTCGGGTACATATATTAGTCCATTAGAATATCGTGATAAATATCCATATGAATCACTTATTAAGATAAATAATGATTATGTGGGACCATTAGAGATTGAGAATCGTGACGTTGCTTTAGAAAGATTTTTAGTTCCAATTGGAAGTAGTTATCAAGTTGCACCATTGAGTATAGATATTGATGCATTTTTAGAATGTAATTATATTTTTTTAGATGAATCTGAACGTCGTACGATGGCATTAAATAGTCATGATTATTTAGTAGAGCGTGTATTTCGTATAGAGGATGGTGGAATTACAACAAATAAAACAACTGATTTAATGATACAAAATCCTATAAAAGAAATAATCTGGATAATGCGTCGCAATGATATGAATCGTTATAATGATTGGGGTAATTTTACAAATAGCTTAACTCGTTTACCGAACTATCATATATTAAGTACTGCCAAGATGATGTGGAATGGTATGGATCGTTTTGAAGACAAACCTCCTGAATATTTCAACTATATTCAACCTTATCAATATCATACTCGTGCTCCAAAAGAAGGCATTTATGTATATAGTTTTGCATTACAACCAGAAAAGATTCAACCATCTGGTTCATTTAATGCATCTGCTGTAAATAAGATTCAAATGTATTTTACTACAAATCCACCAACTAATTATCAATATGATGTAGTAATATATACACGTTACTATAATGTATTTAGAGTTATGAGTGGTTCTGGTGGTATGGTTTTTGCAAATTAAAATCTATATCAAAGAGTAGAATGAACTTAATCTTATTAATTGTTATTTTATTTATACTATGGTTAGTATATTCTTTATACAAGGCCTATGATAATATTGTAAATGAATTAAAAGAGATTAAAAATAAATGTATTGGTAAAACAGCTTCAAAGGAATCATTTAATAGCAAATTAAAAGAAAATCCAGTGGATACAACGATGAAAGATATGCCAACAACGATGATAAAAGGATTAAAACTGTTAATAAATACAATGGGTTGAATATAATTTAAAGTATAAACTATATGATAATTTAATCATGCCAAAGGTTGCTGCCGCTCCTAAAAAGAGAAAATCCTCTAAAAAAGAAGAGATTGTTGTTCTGGAACCAGAACCAGAACCAGTAATAATACAATTACCGATTAATACAGATGCTATTAAAAGTTTATTAGAATCTGACCCATTAACAGACCCTTTAGAGTATTG